TGCCAACGAGCCAATCGGCAACATTCTTGAACTTAACGAAGATGATGTTGGCCTGCATTTCAAAGCCAAACTTTCCTTAGGCGTACAACGGGCAAGGGAAGTCCTGGCACTGATGAAAGACGATGTCATCAACACTATGTCTATAGGGTATGACACCATCACCGAGGAATGGAAGGACAAAGTCCGCCACCTCAAAGAAGTTAGATTATGGGATATCTCCCCGGTTACTTTCGCGGCCAATCCTGAGGCTGTAATTACCGGGGTTAAATCGGGGCGGGTACTATCCGCTTCCAACTTATCCAAAGTTAAAGAGGCCTTTAACGTTCTTAAAGCACTTCTGGACTCTGTAGAGCAGGACGAGGAGCCGGCTAAGTCCACTCCCCCCACTGTAAGAGACCCAGAAGCCGCTGAATTAGAGAAAGCGATTAACGACCTTAAAGCTACTTGCAATGGTTTTGACTTTAAAAAAGCTGAAGCCAGTATCGCAAGCAATTTCAAGAAAATAGAAGGAGAAAACAAATAAATGGACACCAAAGAATTAGCCGAACAGATACAGGGTGCAGTTGCTGACCTCAGGAATCATGCTGCCCTGATGGACGAGGAAGCCAAGAAATACGGCGCTGCCTCTGCCACGGCTCAGGCTACTATGGAAAAACTGAATACCCGCATTGACGGGCTGGAGTTGAAACTTCAGAAAAACGCTATCGTACCGCCCGGTGAGGCTGAAAATGCCGAAAAGAAAGCGCATTCCGCTGCCTTTTTCAAGTGGATGCGGCAGGGCAAATCAGGGCTGGAACCCGCTGAACGCAAAGCCCTTGTTCAGGACACTACCGGTCTTTATCTGGTGCCTGAGGAGATAGAGAAGGAAATCATAAGGGCTATTCCCCAGCTGAACATTTTCCGCACCTTGGTTCCTTCTCGCCCTATTACCACTGACAAAATCCGCAAGCGGACTCTGACCGAGGTATCTATGGGTTGGGGCAAGATAGAAACTGGTGCAAGCATCACCGAGTCCACCCCCACTCCTGCCACTTCCTACATTTACGCCGAAGACCTTTACGGCCTGACCAAAATCGGCGAGGATGAACTGGCTGATGTGGATGCCAACCTGTCTGCCATTATCGCTGACAGTTTTGGCATTGCGAGAGCTAACGCTGAGGAAGTTGCCTTCGCAATCGGTACCGGTCATACTTATGCCCAGCCTTGCGGTATTGCCGTAGACTCTACCCTGCTGACCAGTATCGGTAGCGGCGCTGGAGCGGGTACTGTCGGCACTTATGGCCGCACTTGGACTACTGATGACACTGTCACTGTTGAAGACCTCCTGAAGTGCGAATATGCTCTACCAGCTCAGTACAAGAAAGGCGCTGTCTGGCTGATGAACAGCAAGACTGAACTGGCTCTGCGCCTGCTTCGTGCAGGTGGCAGCACTACTACTGACGGCCCGTTCCTGTGGCAGCCTTCACTGATTGCCGGTCAGCCCAACACCTTTGACGGCTTCCCTGTACACAACAACGACAGTATGAAATACCCTGCTGATACTACTGCCGGTATCAACGTTATATTCGGCAATTTCCAGCAGGGTTATCGCATCGTTGACCGCCAGGGCATGTTCATCCAGAGGCTGGACGAACTTTATTCCGAATCTGGTCTCGTGGGCTTCAAGGCTCACTTCCGTGTAGGTGGCGATATAATCCGCCACGCTGCCTTCCAGGTTATTGCCAACGATGTCTAAATCCCCAGAGGGGGAGCGGTCATTCCGCTCCCCCTACTAAATATAAGGAGCAGAAATGACCATACGAGCATTAAACGACATTGACGCCACGATTACAGTTGGCGCAGACACTACCGGTGCATTTCCTGTCAGCGTCCAGCTTACTGGCCCAACCGGTAAAGACCTGCAGGAAGCGCGGGTAGTCAAATACTATCTGGCAAAAGACACAACCGGTGACACCCTCTGTGTTGACGGCACTGATACCTCCGACATAACTATAGGCACAGACGGCACTATCATTGCCGAAACCGCAGCTGATGTGGCCGGCATAGTCAAGAGTGAGGCTGACGGCGACATTGATTTTGTGGTTACCGTACTCACAACCAAAAAGGCTTACCTTGTTATCGTTCTGCCTGACGGAGAGCTTGTTATCTCCGCTGAAATGGCTTATACAGCCGAATAATTCCGATAGGCTTTGGGGGTTGGGCCTTTTAACCAACCCCCATTTTTAAAGAGGTACCCAATTATGAGACTTCGCATATTAAAAGATTGCTATTCAGTATTTGGATTGCTTAGAGCAGGTCAGATTGCAGATATACCAGAACCTGAAGCCACAGAATGGCAAAAGAGCGGACTTGCCATGCAAGATAAGGCATATGAACCAACTGAGAATAAATCAGTGCAAATTGTACCTGATAAGCCCAAGCGCAAGGCGCAGTACAGAACAAAGGGGCGATAAAGATGAACTACACAATAATTAAAGGCTCATTCGGACATAGCCTCAATTTTGCGATTAAAGACGCTGACGGCAATGCCAGGGACTGCACAGGTTATACAGCTAAGTTGCAGGTATGGTCTCCATTAACCCCTGAAACCTTACTGCTGGATGCCGCTTGCGTATGGATAGATGACTCAGCTGGCACTTGTGCTTATACAATACCGCTGGCGACCACCTTCTCTGCGGAAGGAGTTTACCAGTATGCTATCGTGCTGTCAGTCAGTACTACTATCAGCGAACCTGCCTTATTCGGGTTTATTACTGTTATTCAGGGCGGTACAGGCTACTGTACGCTTGAGGAAGTCAAAGACGAAATAGGCATTGAAAACAGTGACGAGGACAGCAAACTTCAACGGGTAATAACCAACGTCACAGGGCTTATAGATTCCTATTGTCATAGGTCTTTTAACTCGGTATCAGCTACCCGATATTTTGATGGTGCAGGTAATGCCCTATTTATTGATGACCTTATTTCAGTAACAGGCGAAGGCGAGAGCATCAAGATTGATAATGGTGCCGGCACTTGGGCCAGTACAATGGCTGTTACCGATTATATTCTCTATCCTCTGAATACTCTGCCTAAGACCAAACTAGAGCTGTCTACTTATTCCAATTTCGGCAGTTTCGCAAGCGGAATAAAGCAGGGTGTCAAAATCACCGGCACGTGGGGATATCCCAGTGTCCCGGCTGACATTAAAGCGGCTGCCCTAATGTGGGTTGTGATTCTATGGAACGCCAGAAAAGCTGGCTATTCCAAGACTATCGGCAACGAGGCTATCGGGGTTATCACGATTGATAAAGACCCCCCGTCTGAGGTTAAGAAAATACTTAACCCTTATCGGAAAATCAGGTGGCTGTAAATGGACGCCGACATCAAGATAGAGGGGCTAGATGCATTACAAACAAAAATCGGTGATGGCAAAATCATACAGGATACTGCCAAAGATACCTTAACCAAAGCCGCTGTCTTTATTACTAACCAAGCCAAACTTAATGCCACCGGCAGACCAGGCCCGAATGTCCAAACTGGCAGACTTCGCAAGAGTATTGCCTGGCAGATAGACGGAGCGGCTATTCCAGCATGGGCAAAGGTCAAAACGAATGTTGTATATGCCCCATTCCTTGAGTTCGGTACAAGCCGCATGAAAGCTTATCCGTTCTTCGGGCCGGTCTTAGAACAGCATCAGAATGAAATATCTGACATTTTGGGCGAGGCAGTAAACGTTCTTGAGAATGAATGGGGGCGTAAATGAGCATATCTAATATCAGAACAGCCCTGAAACAGGGATTACAGACCATAGACGGTATGCACGTTTACGAGAAAGTCCCTGAAAAAATAGAACAATTCCCTGCCTGTGTTATCTCACCCAAAAGAGGTGACTATAACCAGCAGTTTACTAACTCATTCGCAATCAACTTCACTGTGACATTACTTATTGGACGCTGGGGGGATATCAAAGAGGCACAGGACAAACTGGACAGTTACTTGATGCCCACCGGCTCATTATCCATTAAGGCGGCTATTGAAGCCTCAGCGGCAGCCGATGTGGTACACGTTTATGCCTTTGAAGATTACGGGGGTATCCAATTCGCATCGGGCAATCAATACGCAACTGGCAGTGAAGTCTATTTGGGGTGTCATTTCATGGTTTCAATATTTGTTTAGAGGTGAACGATGGGTAAATATCTCGGCCAAAATTGCAGATTATATATTAACGGGTATGAGATAGGTTCAATTATTGAGTCTCTCACCCCCAACCCTGAAGTAGAACTGCATCCCTACGCTGTTATGGACGGCTCAGGCGGTTATCACCAGCTTAGAGGTCTCCATAATGACACTCTGGAATTAGACGGGCTGTTTGATGACAACTATCAGGGTGTCTTAGCCTCGCTCAGAGAGGCAAGTACTGGATATGCAGTATTGATACCCTTCGGTGTTTCGTCAGGTTGTAAGGGACTGGCCCACAATGAGGTTAAGTTAAGCGACCTCAAGATGAATGCGGTAGTAACCGATATAAACCGGATATCCGCCAAGCTCATGGTTGAGAATGACTATTTTGAAGATATAACCGTCATTTCGGCTTTTGATACAAAGACTGACACCGGGGAAGGTTCTTCTATTGACGAAGACGCAGAATCCTCAGACGGTGCGTCCGCTTATCTGCAAATTACCAGTTTGGGGGCAGATGAAACTCTGGAAGTCAAGATACAGGAGTCCAGTGATGATGGCGATACTGACGCGTGGTCTGACCTGATTACCTTTACCACTTTGGATGGCGCAGTAGCCACCAGCACAGCAGAGAAGAAGGCAGTCAGCGGTACGGTTGAACGGTATATCAGGGCAGTCTGGACATTCAGCGGTTCTTCACCCTATGCAGGGTCTTTCATACTCGGTTGGAAAAGAAATTAGGAGGATAATTAAATGGCGACTTCGGGTAAAGCACATGGTTCAAAACTTGTTTTCAAACTGGATAATCAGGCAGGTACACTCAAGGATATTTCGTCTTATGTTAAATCGGTAGATGGTCTGCCGGCTGAAATTGAAATGAATGACGTTACCTGCGGTGGGGCTGTCGGTCACCAATGGTTCAGGGGCCTTCCGTCCGGGGACATCAAAATAGAGTGCGTATTTGACGATACTGCTGATTCAGCCTGGGATGTCATTAAGGACTTTAAGATTGACACTACTCCCCGGTCATTTGAATATGGCCCGGCCGGTTCTACCAGCGGGTATGTAAAGATAACCGGTGAGTGCGTTATCAAGTCATGTCCTCTGTCTGCCAAATCCACTGACCCGCTTACCTTTGTTATCAACGCTTCTCTTGATGGGGCGGATGTTGTGGGAGTGTACTCTTAATGAGCAAATTCTTCGTAGAAAACGAAACTAAGAGGATTACTTTCCCTGATGGTGAGTGGGTTGACGTTAAAGAGGAAATGACCCAGGCAGACCAGGACTACATATTAAACCAGATGGCCAAAGCTGAAAATCTTTCAGGCAAGGCATCTTTCAGTATGTCGCTCGGACGGATGGCCATGCTGGAACGGGGAATCGTGGCGTGGTCTTTTTCTGAAAACGGTGGCCCTGTACCAGT